AACAGTTACAACTACCCAAAGAGCTGGAGTAATGTCTGGTGTCCAGTCATCCTGTGAAGTATGAGCCTGAACACACTTATAAAGAGTATCATTAAATTTTACTCTATCACCTAAAGCATAAGCTGTATCTGTAGCCCAATTAACAAATAAATCAACAAACTGTAAACCTTCTTCGTCGGTCATAGTTTCAGCAAGATTTTCAATTTTATGTCTTAATCTTCTTGCCTTTTCAATAATAATACCCATCTTTTATTCTCCTTCTAATAAAATTCTTGCAGCTTCAATATATTCTTCATCGTCATCTTCATCTTCTGAAGATTCATCAGAAGCATATCTTAAATAATCTAATTCCCAAAGGTCTAACCAACTGGTAGCAGTAGCATTGTGGTCATCACATTCCTGCTGAGTTTTACCTTTAACGGCCTCAATCTTATCCTCGATAGCATCTTCAATTAATTGAACTGAATCAACATCTTCATCTTCATCATTGATAGTAAACTGACCAGAAATAACATTCATTTCTGCTGGAGCAACTGTTGCTCTATCCTCGGCATAAATATCTGCTAAAAAAGTTAACATCTTTGTCCTCGGATAATAGGTTAACTGTGATACTGATAAGTAAGCATTCTTTAAAGTCATGCCAGTTCTTGACTGATAATTTTTAATATGAATTGACATTATTCTTCTCCTAACATAATTCTACCAGCTTCAGCATATTCATGTTCTTCCTCTTCATCTGGATTTTCAGGCTGGTCAACTGGAATATCTGTTTCTTCATAAACGTAAGGGCTTATCTGTAAATCCCAAGCTTCCTCATAATATTCATCGGTACCGATTTTATGAATTAAGAATCCACTATCAGACCTTCTGCAAACTAAATCTCTTTCATAAGTTTCTACTATTGGCATTTATCTTCTCCTTCTTTTGCTCTAACAAATTCTTGTAAATATTCTATATAAACCCAGTTAACATAATCATCATCATGTTCATAGGCGTATTTAATAGTTTCCTTAGCTTCTTCTAAGTTATCTTTATCCATTTTAATACTCCTTCATAACATGGTCAATCCAATTATCAAAGGTGATGCTTTCCATTAAGAGACCTTCCTGGAACATTCTATTTTTAACACCCATAATAATTTGAGCTTTAACCCGTTGGTCTACTGTTTCAAAATATTCTTTAAAGGTAACATAATATTCTTTAAATCTCTTTTCAGTAGCTTTTCTATATTCTAAGTTTTCTTGATTTACCCACTCATCTTTATTCATGGTAAAATAAGCGTCATAAATCATCATTGTAATATAGAACTGGGCATCAGTATATCTTCTTCTCTTAATAAATTCCTGGACCAATGCTGTATTGGAATCAAGCATATTATTATAAGTTTTTAAAATATACTTAGGGTCATGCCTACATACTGAGTTATCTCTCCATTTCCAAAGATAGAATGGAGTAGGACAATACTTAGCATCAGCAGTCATTTTCTGAGCTAAACAGTTGAAATAACTATCCTCATGAATAGTAAGCTTAGGATTAAATCTAATATTGTTTTTTAATAAATAACTTCTCTTATAGAACTTACCATGAACGAATGTACTATCAACTTCATGAGTTGTATAAATAACTTCCTTTTTGTCCATAGGATTTCTTGACTCCTCAATGAAGGCAGAAATCAAGGCATCAAAACCACCTAACTGGTCAATTTCTCTAAAGACTATATAAAGACCTGTGGCATTAAAGAACATATCATCAGCATCACAAAACATAACATATTCTGCTTTGGCATGGTCAAGACAAGCATTTCTTGTAGCTGATACTCCTCTATGTTCTTCTTTATAATACTCTATTTTAAAAGGATAGCTTTTAAGAAGTTTGTTAGATAAGAAAATATCAGAACCATCATTAACGATAATCACTCCAACATCTTTCTTTAAATCTACAGACTGTTGAATAGCAATACTATCTAAAAGAGGTTTAATATCTTCATCTGTTTCATTATACTGTGGAACTAGAATCTGTAATTTCATTTATATACTTCTCCTTCAATTATATTATACAATACTAGAGGTAAGAAGTAAACTAAAGGTCTCCAACAAATCTTGAAGAATATGTAGCTCAGTTAGTAGCTGTCTGATAAGAAGTTAAAAGAGATGCCGGTACATGAATTGAACAATATATATAAGACCCATTTCTAAGTACACTATACAATAATGGTACAGAAGTAAAAGCGTTAACATTTGGTAATGAACAAACGGCGGTACTTCTTAAATATATATTTAATAAACTTCTACAATATGCGAATGCATTTGAATAAATAATTGATGGAGACATATCTACTATAGAAATAGCACTATTCATGTAAAAGGCACTAGAACCTACAAAAGTTAAATTCCTTAATATGGCTGACTCTAGTGAGTAACAGCTATGGAATGCATTAGTACCAAGCGATTGTAATAACGGTATACTTATTTGAGAAATATAACTACAATAATCAAACCCATAATTACCAATAGATATACAAGAAGGCAAATTTAAATAAGTTAAACCTTTCCGAGCATTAAAAGCTCCATACTGTATTTCTGTACATTTAGGTATATTTAAATAACTTAAACTATAACAATAAGTAAAAGTATAAGATGGTATAATTTCACATAAGGAAAGATTTACAGATGAAAGGTTTTTACAAGAATAAAATATAGACGAGCCAGCCAAACTAGTAAGTTTCGGTAAATTAACTATTGATAAATTAGGTAAAGAATAAAAGGCCGAACTGGAAATAGTTATACATTCAGGAGCGTCAAATGCTTCAAGTAAAGAACATGACTGAAAAGCATTTAAACCTACAGTAGTAACGCTAGGGCAATAAATAGATTTTAAATTCAAACAGTTAGCAAAAGTATAATTAGATATTGTTGTAACTTTAGGTAAACTTATATAACTTAAGCTAGTACAGCCAGCGAAACAATAAGGCCCTGCTCATAAAAGTTCTGGTACACTAACACTAGATAAGCTACTACAAAATCTAAATGCGTTATCACTTAATGAGGTACATAATGGTAAATTAATAGAAGGTAAATTGGTACAGCTGTTAAAGGCACTAAAATCCATACCAGTACATATAGGTAAATATACTGAAGATAGGGTTTGTAGAGTAGAAAAAGCACCTCTTTCTATAAAAGTACATGATGGCAATGATACTTCTCGTAATGAATAACACTCACTAAAAGCGTAAGAAGTAATTCTAGAACACTTCGGCAGATTAACATATTCTAATGAGATACATTTTGCAAATGGAATTTGATTGTTTCAAGTAGTCATCAGGTATACTTCAGGAAAATTTACAGATTTTAAAGCTGAGCACTCCATAAAACATCCCTGAGGTATACTTCTTAAATTTGGTAATTCTATTTGAGATAAATTGTCACAACCAGCAAAAGCTCTATAACCAAGACTATTTAAAGTAATATTTTTATAATAAGTTAAGTTACCTTGAATATAGTCATCAATATAATAGGGTCCAATAATTCTATTAACAGCCTGAGCCATATCACCAACTTTATATGTTCGAGGGTTATATTTATACAATAAAGCATTATTACTATTCACATTATATTGGCATGTATTATTTGAGCGAGTAGTGCTAGCTACCACTTTTAAAACTACAGTAGAAGTACTATTTAATGTAAATTTACAGGTAGAATATTCTGCTGGATAGGTAACTGTTACAGTATTTCCATAATAAGTATTAGAATTAACCTCTACCGAAGTATATGAACCTGAATCGTTCCCATACGTATTAGTTAAACCAACCATAAATAAATAAGTACCTGCTGTAAGAGACAAAGTATCAAAAGTATACGATAAGGGAGAATTACTACTAGTAACATCAAGTCTTCCTGTATTAGAGTAAGATTTTATTAAATCACAGGAAAAATATTCAGCATCTTTATCCCTTAAAATTGACGCTATTGATGGAAAATATTGTTCTGAATAAGCTTTTAAACTCATGAATTCACTTCCTTATATTGAGTATATTACTGAAGAATATGCAGCCCAGTTAGTTGCTGTTTTATAAGTTTCTACCAGCGATGCAGGTACATAAATTTTACCTCTAATCCCACCTGTTGATGTTGTATATGTTGAAATTGGTGTTGAAGCAAAAACAGCAACATTAGGTATTGATATTTGAAAAGAAGTTCTTATATAAACAGAAAGTAATGTATAACAACTAACAAAAGCAGAATAACTTAATTCAGTTACTGCTCCTAAATCAACCGTACTTAAAGAATAACAATTAGCAAAAGCATATTGACCAATTGTTTTACAAACAGATAAATTTATATAACTTAATAAATTGCAACTATAAAATGCAGAATTACCAATATATTCACATGAAGGAATATTTATAAATTTAAGTGAACTACAGCTTCTAAAGGCATTATTACCAATTGAAGAACAATTAATAAAATTAGCACCTGATAATGTAACGCATGAATAAAATGCAGAATCATTAATAATAGTACACTGATTTGCATTAAATATTGAGGAAAAAAGTGGAGCTGAAAGATAAGCGAAGGCGCTAGAACCAATAATTTTTAAGTTAGGAATACTAAGATAAGCTAAAGACGTACAGTTATTAAAAACTCCCTGCTCTAAAGCTTCACATAGTGGTAAATTGACCGAAGATAAATTTTTACAGCCAGCAAAAGTGTATGCACCAAGATATGTACATTTTGAGAAGCTTGCTAAAGATAGCAAAGTATTACAAAAAGCATAACTACCTAGATATTCTACCAAAGGTATATTAATATTTGATAAAGATGAGCAATTATAAAAACAAGAATATCCTACTTTCTTACAAATAGGAAAATTTATACTTGTTAACCGCCTAACATCATAAAAAGCGGCATTACCAATTTCAAGGACATTTGGAAAATTTAAAATTGAAGGACCATCATTAGAAGAATAACTATATAAAAAATAAGGTTTTATCCTAGAATAACTACCAGTAGAATAAGATTTTAAAGTAGTCCAAGTCCCACTTAGCATACTAATAAAACTAGCTTCATCTCCGCCAGTATTAGATAATGCCGAAATTGCAGCAGGCATTTGAGATAAAGTATAAGTATTATTTGTACCATTGCCCCTTCTAATCATAGTAGCAATATTTTGTATAGCTGTTTCAGGGTATAATTTTAAAGCCATAACCCTCCTTAATAAGCTACATTAGTAGCATCAAGACTAGTAATATAGTCATGAATAACCTTAGCTGATACAGGTCTATCATAATTATCAGTACCTGCTGTTAGCTGAGATACTGTCATTAAAGCAGTAGTATCATTTCTAGTAGAGCAATACATACCAACAGTTAAACTAGTAGCCGATAATTTAAGATATTCATACCAAATTTCACCTGTACTACCATTTTCTTGTGTAAGTCTTAATTTAACAGTATATGGGCTTGTATCATAATCTGCAGCAATAAATTCTACATTAACAATTCTTTCAACTGAAATTATACTACCAGGATAGTGGCCACTAGTAGCAGTTATTGGTCTTATAAAAATAGGCCCTTCGTCAGCATAAGCTTTTATTTGATTAAAGGTTAAAGCTGTAGTTGTAGCATCAAGAGTAGCTAAATACCAACCAGAATTAGATATATAATTTAACATTAAAGTTGTACCCCGAGCTCCACCACCTGCACCAGCAACAGCATCATCAACATATTTTTTTGTAGCTGCATCAGTATCGGAAGTTGGTGTTGGTACAGTAACATGTGTTGAAGATAGAGCAATACTGCTTGCTGTTAAAGTAATACTACTAGTTGTACCAGGGTTATCATTATGATATTGTAAATAAGTATTAGAGCTACCTACAGTAACACTTGCTGAAATAGCCCCACTGCCACCAGAATATGATAAGCTAGTAGGAGCATTTCATGTTCCATCATTTCTTAAGAAAGTAGTTGTAGAAGTACCAAAAACAGGTCCTTTAGCAACAAGACCTGATGCTGAAGTATCAGATATTAATATATAGTCAGCAGAACCAGATGTACCACTAGGAGTAACTGCTGTACCACTGACTTTAATACCTGAGTCAGTAGGTGAAATCCAAGCACTAGTAGATGGAGTTGTATCAGTTGCTGGTGGAGTACTTAAAGTTAATTTACCTGCATTTGTTAATTCAGCAACTTGAGTATAGCCAGATGTCCCTGAGTTACCACTCTGTTTTATTTTTAAATACCCACCAGTATCATAAATCTTATAGTCATTAAGAGTATCACTGGTAGTACCTCTTTGGAAATAAAGTGCAGGTGAATCTCCACTAGCCGCATATAAAGTAACATCAGCGTTATGCTGTGTTGCTCCAGTTATATTAGCTGTATTACTTACTGATAAAGCACCAGTTATTGTCGTATCTTTCAGGCTTGCCATTTACTCATTCACCTCATCTTTATCAAATTCTCAAAAATATCCATAAGCCGATTTTCTCTTCCCTCTACAAACTTTAGTAATATGCCGTCTATCTGAGGAATTTATATAATTTTTAGCTTCTATACTATTATTAAAATATTTTATTCTTTCATGTGTAATTTTATCACACATTCACAGTGGTTTACAATTATATCCATGATGACCTTTCCTTGAAATAGACATTTTTAATTTTGTACTTTCAGGAATTTTATAACCTAAATGTGATTTACTTAAATTTTTTCTATGTTCTTCTGTAAATTCAATAGAAGATTCTCCTCCTAAAGTTAAATTATAACCACTAGGTTTAACTGTATTAAATTCTTTAATTAATTTTTTTTCTAGTGATGAAGCACATTCTCTTGATAAATTAGTATATAAAATTTCATGTTCAAAATTATTTCAACCATATTTTTCTATGGCTTTATAAAAATACTTTTGTTTTCTATAATGAATTCCGCCTATACCTCATCTAATAAATGGATTTCTTTTTGTTAACCCTATATATTGTTTTCCATTAATTAAGTTTGTATGACAGTAAAGAGAATAATTGCCCATATACCCACCTTATCTTTCAATAAATTCATTTGAAATAACTTGAGTAGCTTTAAATTTATTACCTGAGGTAGATTCAACAAAGGAATCATTTATTAAAAAACCACCTTTAGTAATTTGTACTTTACCGATTGTATTTTCATATAATTCAAATGGGCTTGATTTACCACTATTTAACTGTTTTAACTGAGTATTATATAAATCTTTAATATCATCATCAGATAATCTAGTAGCGTACATTCTAAAATCACTAAATACAGCTGTAGCCATTGGAGAACCAGTTGACCTTTGACCTATCATTAAAGTATCTGTAGAATGAGTCCAATAGTTGCCAGAACTTCTTGTAGTCTGCTGTACACCATTTACAAATAAATCAACATCTGTTCCAGCAGCATTTTTTCTTATAACTATATAACAAGGAATACCTGAATATATTGTTGTACTTGCATACATATTAACAGTTAATGAATCACAAGTAGGGATAATATATCCAGAACTATTAAACCCAAAAGCTAATTTAGATTTATAATCTGCAAAGAAAACAGTTGAACTAGTTTTAGGTGTATTTAATCAGAAGCTAATAGTTTTAGTACCTGAAGAAGGGCTAGTAGTTGTACTATAACCAGAATTTGTTGAAGTATTTCATCTTATACCATAATGTTGGCTTTTTACAAAAGAATACGACCCTCAATTACCATTTTCTATTACTGAATTTCTATTAAAACCAGATGAATCTTTTAGTATACTACCAACAGAAATAACTCCATCGTTTGATGGTCTAGTATAATGTAATAACAATCCTCTGGCAATTACCTTAACTTCATAAGCACTTAATGCTTCATTATAAATTCTAAAGTCAGCTATATTACCGCCAAACCAGTTTTGTCCATTATATCTTGAGCCAAGATGTACCTCCATTGTAGTATTAAAATTATAACCAACAGAAGAAGTAGAATCTCCATATAAAGCACCATCAACATAAAGTGATGTTTTTCCTGACTCATATACAATAGCTAAATGATACCAGGTATTTAAAGTAGGTACAAAGTTAATATAAGGAAATGACCCATTACTACCACCAACCTGCACTCCTGAACTTCCAACATAAGCAGGTTGATAACCAACACCAGATTGATTTCTCATATCTAGTAAGTGAACATTTAATTTAGTAAATGTTACTCACATACAAACGGTCATAGTATTTTCAGCACTAGGATAAGCTGCTTGTATCTGGTCATCAGTACCATCAAAAGAATAGCTACCACCTAAAGGTCCACTAGTTGATACTGTGGCTCCAGTGTTAGTAGGGTTATTAATATAAGTACCTTGATTATTAAAATTACTAATTAAAGGTAACCACACTTTTAAAGACATAGTAAAACTCCTAAGATATTATACATTAAAATACAAAATCAATACTTGAATCTGTAGAATTATATTGAATTGTGGCACTATTATTTACTTTATATGTTGTAGCATTTAACTGTCCTGCCGTTGTTGTAACGTAAACACCTGTATCAAAATATTGCGTACCAGTATTTGTAGTAGATGAAGTAGTACCAGTTACGTAATATTTAGTTGTAGTACCTAAAGTATTAGTAACTTTGGTATCATCTGTAGGTGGAGTATAACCTAAAGCAGAAGTAATAGTAGAAGATGTAATATTGTGTACATGGTCTGACTTTGAATAAGTAGAAGCTGAACCACCACTTGATGTTGTACCAACTGCTGAAGCAGTGGTGCCAGCTGATGGTACTGAAGGTATATCACTCATAGTAGCTATCTTATTAGATGAACTATTATAAGTTGAATTTGTTATTAAATTAGCAACGCCACTAGTAACTATTGAAGTACCACCTACCTGTACATCAGTAACTGTACCACCACCTAAACCACTAATTACATCAGCAATAGTTTTAGCAGAGACTAATTTATTAGTTGTATCTGTGCCTGTAGTAATATCACTAGCTGTTAATCCATAAGAAGAATCTAATGATACAATTGTTTCTCCACCAGATGAAGCTACTGAAATACCTGTACCGGCAGATACAGCTGCATCATCAGTAATAAGATAAAACTCGTCAGCACTAGGAGTTGTAATTCCTTGATACTGTGCTTTAGTTAAAACATTAACTATAGGATTTTGTACTATTTTATCTGAAGTAGCCATAAATTAATTCCTCCTAGAAATTCATGCTTACTATTCTTGCGGAATAAGTAGCCCAGTTAGTTGCAGATATGAATGATGCGTAGAGTGAAGTAGGTACATATATTGAACCATATACACCACCTGTTGATGTAGTATAGTTTGAAATAGGTGTTGAAGCAAAAGCATTAATATTATTTAATGAAACCATTGACGATACATTTAGATATACAGATAATAAATTATAACAGCCATTAAAAGCATTATTACCTATATAGGAACAAGCAGGAAGAGATATTGATGATAATGATATACATCTTGCTAAAGCATAATTACGTATATCTTTACAAGAAGGGATACTAATAGATATTAAAGATGAACAAGCTGAAAAAGCATAATTAGATATAGATATACAAGATGGTAATGATATATTAGTTAAATTATAACAGCTAGCAAAAGCATAATTATAAATATTTTTACAATTTAAAGTATTTATTTCTGTTAAATATTTATTAGAATAAAAACAAGATGAAGGTATTATTGATAAATTCGAATTAAGATAAACTGATATATTAATATCTGAATTATATACATAACCACCAGCATAACCAAATGCACAACTACCTATACTAGTACAATTAGGGAACGAGAAATTGATACTTTTTGATATACTAATTTGAAAAAAAGCAGAATCTCCAATAGTTGATACTAATGGCATATTAATATTTTGAATTTTTTGATAAGCAAAGGCCATACTATTTATTTTGTTCGCACTTAAATCAGTATAATCTAGATAATAATCTAATCCAGTTGTAATTCTCTTATCTAATAAATCTTCAATATTAACAAATATTGAAGAGTAAGAATAAACATTATAAAGGCCTGTACCCTCGATAGATAATGTACCACTAGGTATTATAGGTTGATTAATTTTTATTGCAGGGGCAAAAATATTATTACCGTAAATTCCCATATTAAACACCTACCATTCTACCTGAATATGTAGCCCAATTAGTTGCTGTTTTATATGAAGTTAATAAACTAGATGGTACATAAATACTGCCATAGGTACCTCCAGTAGAAGTTGTATACCCCGCAATTGGGGTAGACGAAAAAGCATTAGCATTAACAAGCGAAACTAGCGATGCTGAAGTTAAATATATAGATAATAAATTATAACATTTTTCAAAAGCTTGACCACCGATATATGAACATAAAGATAAATTGATTTCAGGTAAATTATAACAATATTGGAAAGCATAAGAGCCAACTGATTTACATAACGGAACACTAATTGAAACTAATTTATTACAACCATTAAAAGCATAATATTCCAATTTTTCACAAATTGGTAAATTTACAGAAACCAGTGATGTACAATAGTAAAAACCCTGAGCACCAACTGAAGAAACAGATGGTAAATATATATTAGTTAAAGAAGAACAATACATAAAGGTACAAGTATTAACAATACTTAGAATAGGTAGAGACACCGCTGTCAAATTGTTACAGTTATAACAAGCATAACCACCCATATAATTACAAGAAGATAAATTTAATGATGGTAAAAAATTACAACTTGAAAAAACATACCAATCAACAGAAGTGCATTTTGGAAAACTTACATAAGTTAAATTTTGACATTGTTGAAAGGCTGAACTATATATTGATATACACTGTGGGAAATTGACTGAACTTATAGAGCAACCAAAAAATGCACCACTACCAATTGTAGTAACATTTGGCATACTTATTGATGATAAAACCGTACCAGCAAAAGCGTATTGTGCTATTTGCGTAGCACTTAAATTTTCATAGTATGATAAATCACCACTTATTCTTTCAGCTAACCTCCCATATCCAAAATCGCCTTGGGCAAAAGCATAATTAGTTACATCATAAGTACTAGTTAAAACACTATTAATATATACTGTTGCTCCACCGCCGGAAGTAACTGTGTTGATAGTAAGTTCATGACTTGGCAAAATATAACTATAAGGTTGACTAACATCGCAAGTACCTATCTTTTGACCATCCTCATAAATATCGGCTCCACCAAATTCTCCATAAACCTCTATGGATAAAGTATCGCCAGCTGTAAATTCAAAAGAACCCTCATTTCTATAAGTAGTACCATTATATTTAAAATACTCTCTATATGATTCTAAAGTAGTTAAAGTAACACGACATCTAGTAGAAATTGTTGGCTCTGAAGGTATATTAAAAATACCTGAAGGTACAATTGCTCCTGACTTATACAAAGATATAGTTGGTATCCTAGTTGAACCTAAATATAATCCCATATTTTAACTCCATGTTCTTATAATTACACCAGAAGAAGCACCTAAAGGTTTAGGTTTTGAAGCACTAACAAATTGATAATAACCTGAACTATCATAAATAAATGTTAATGTTGTATTATCATCTCATAATAAATTATTAGTAGAAGATGTTACTGCACCATTATAATAAATATCCTTGGCACCTGTAGAATTTATATTTAAAGTGATTTTTGCACTAGTATAAGTATTTGCCGTAGTAAATCTTATTACTACTACAGTACCATAAGTTAAAACAAAATTATCAATAGTAGATTCTTTTGCCTGTGTTATAGAAGTAGTATTTGAAACACCATATCAAGTATTAGAACCCCTAGGTTGAAGTGTATTACCTGCAGCACTAGCATATAGATACTGATAATTAGACCCATCATACATGAAATAAATCATTGTATTTGCTGACCACTTTAATACATTCGTAGTTGAACTAGGAACTGCTGTACCGATATAAATATTTTTATTTCCAGTACTATTTACATTTAATGTTGGTGTAGCAGCTGTATTAGCTGTACTGAATAATACTCCAATAATGTTTCCTTTATTTAAAACATATCCAGAACAAGTAACATCTTTTCGAGCAGTAGAAGCTGTAGTTGAACAAGTACCATACCAACTAGTAATAGTATCAGTAGAAGATACTGTTTGCCAAGTACCATCTTCTCTTAAATATTTAGTAGTGCCAGTACCAATAGCAATTCCTCTCTCAATTTTATTACTACCTGAGCTATCAGAAATTAAGATATAATCTCCATTACCAGGTGTAACTGCCGTTGATGAAATCTTACCATCTGTAGTTATATTTCCATGCCCATGAATGACGTTAGCATAATCATATGTTGTAACTCCTATTTCAGTAAAATTACTAGCTGAAGCAGAAGTAGCTATACATTCTAAGAGAGATTCTCCACCATCATAAGGGTTAATAAACATATAATGGAAAGAATTAGATTCTTCGTAGGCTGCACTAAAATAATAATAGGCAGAAACACCGTAGTTATAATTTACTTTCGCAACAGGTACTTTACCGTCACTAAGAGCATTAGATATTTGAGCTGGAGTAGTAGTAGTGGTATAATCAGGGTCGTCACTACTACCCTGAGTTACTTCAAATAAGAAAATATCTTCTGGGTCAACTGCACTTCCATAAGAACTAATATGGCCATTTTTATCAATAGCAATAGGGTATAAAGCTTGTGTTGTTTGAGCATTTGTTAAAATATTACTGTGTCCTACTGAAATAGTACCTGAACCAATAACAGGTGAACCACTAACTGATAAACCACCATTTGTGGCATTCTGTAAACCTACTGAAGTAACAGTACCTGTGTTCTTAGTATATCCGCTAGAGTCATCTACAAGTTTATAGGTATTAGTACCATCTGAAATGGAATTAATATATTTTGTTGCCATATATTTTTACCTCTCTTATAACTTAGTTATACCTGTAACCAATGTAGAAGTTGATGATACTAATGAAGGTAAAGTACCAACACTTGAAAGTGGCTGAATTGTACTATTTGAATAAGTTAATGTAGCAGCACTACCTGCTGTATAGAACCCAGTCTGTAAAACAGCAGCAGAGAATGAATCAGCCGAATGTGTAGCTGGCGTAAATGTAAATGTTAGTGCTGCAGCTGAAGATACACTATTACCACCACCACTTAAAGTTAAACTACCACCACTAAAAGCTCCAGGAGTAAATGAACCACCTGAGAACTTTGTAGTATCAATGGCTGTAGGAGTATTTGTAATTCAAGATGAAATATAAGTATAAGAAACAGCTGTACCTAAAGTAGGTAAAGTGCCAGCACTTCATGAACTAACTGTCTTAAAATCACCTGTTGTTCATTTTAAAGTAGTTGAAGTTGACTGATTAGCTGTATATACTGCTGTAGCTGTATCTGTATTCTTTTGTAAATATAAAGAACCATTATAAACAGTTGGTATTGTAACTGCAGTACCATAACTAGTTATGTGGCCATAAGAATCTATCTTAATAGGATATACAGCCTGAGTTCCTTGAGCTGTAATAGAGGTATTAGCATGGCCAATACTAAAAGTACCAGAAGTAGTAATTGGACTTCCAGTAATAGTTAAACCACCAGTATTTGTAAGACCTACAGAAGTAACTGTACCTACATTACTAGTAGGAGTAAATCCTAAAGCACTAGTTACATCAGCTGCACTAATTCCAGTAATATAGCCACTAGTCTCATCTACTAATTTAACTATATCACCATTAGGTAATTTTACTTTGTTAATATTATATGTTGCCATTTAATTACCTCCTAGAATGAAACAAGTCTTGCTTTATAAGTAGTCCAGTTAGTTGCTGTTGAATAAGTGTTATATAAAGATGATGGTACATAAATTGAACCATAAACATTATTTACCGATACACTAAATGGCATATTTAAGAATGCAGAAGCATGTAATGTAGGTACTGTACTACCTGTTAAATATAAACTCATTAATGAAGAACAATATCTGAAGGCATAAGCAGATATTGTTTTTACTGCTGGTAAAGTTAAAGTTGTCATTTTCCAGTTACTTGTAAAACAGTTAGAAGCAACTGAAGTTAATACTGGTAAACTGTATTCAGAACAAGTTGTTAAGTAGCTGAAGGCACCTGTACTTGTAGAAGTAAGCTTTGGCATATTAAGTGTTGTTATTCTTGAACATGCTGAGAAACATTGAGTACCTACAGAAGTAACGTTTGGTAAATCGATACCAGTTAAATATTGACAACCTCTAAAAGCATAGTTAGCAATTGTACCTGTTAACTTAGGGAAAGTTGTACTATTTATTCCATAATTCATACTAGAACAATATTGGAAAGCACCAGCAGCTATTGTTGTTACTTCTGGAAATGATATAGTTCTTAAAACATAACAATAAGCAAAAGCGTAAGCACCAATATGTGTTGCTGCAGGAAAGCTTACACTACTTAATTTACTCGTATAGGCAAATGCCCCATAAGTAACTGAGGTTTTTGAAGTATCTGTATAAGCAGTTAAATCATTAACTGATATAAATTTTTTATAATATTCTTCACCAGGAAAATTAGCGGTTACACTAGCATAACTTGAAATATCATAAGTACCATTACTTGAAAGGGTGAAAGTTCCTGTAGGGAAAATACCAACAGGAACACTTACGCTGGCACTAGCATAGTTATAAACATCAAAGATACCATTAGAAGTGATAACTGATGTACCACTAGGTAAAGGTACTGCTACACTAACGCTTGAATAGTTATAAATATTATACACTCCATTTGAGGAAACATTATAAGTCCCAGAAGGAAAAACACCAACTGGAACAGCTACACTAGCACTAGCATAGTTATATACATTATATGTACCATTTGCGCTAATACTCAAAGTTCCAGTAGGGGTAACTCCACCTCCACCGGAAATTGCAAGTATTTTAGAAGGCATTTCATCAACTGTATAAAGTGCTGACTCACCATTTTTACTTCTTATGGCTGAGGCAATACTAGTAAGTTGAGAATCTGTAACTAAATAAGCAGGGTCTGTCATTAGAATGTATTACCTCCTACACTTTGAATATTATTAGTGCCAGTAAATGATTGTGCTCCAGCAGTAGCAGATGAATAACCATTCCATAAGTTATTTACCTGTTCTCTTGAAGGGGTTGAACCAGCACTCCAAGTAATATTTAATTGTTTAGTATCTGTAGTATCTTTAGCAAATGATAAAGAAGGGGTAGAACCTAAACCAGTAATTGAATAAACACTTGTTGTAGTCGGAGTTATAGTTACAGCAGATGATGAGTTAGAACCACCTGTAATAAAGTTGGCAATATCTGTTTCTGTAACAATTTTATTACTACTAGCATTATAAGCAGTCTTAGTATTAATATTACCAACACCACCAGCAACTACTGTATTACCATTTACTTGAACATCTGTAACAGTACCTGCTGAACCTAAAACACTACTCAAAACTTGAGCAGTAATAAATTTAGATTCGGTATTTTGACCTAAAGTTATTTCCTGCACAGTCAATGTTTCATGAGCAGTATCTAAAATATCATAGATAGTACCATTATGTTGTACATGTGCTACCTGAGGATTTGTTTCAGATGATTGTGGCATAGACTATCACTCCTTAATTTGCTTTAACATAATTTGCCTGAGTATTTAATACAGAGTTAGGGTCTGCTTGTTCAACTCAAGAACCATTTATTTTAACATATACTTTTGAGTATTGTACCCAAGAACCATTGACCTTTAAATAAATTTTAGCACTAGCTCCACCAATAGAAATTACTAAATTGTGAGCTGCCTGGATATTTGATAATGAATATTTATAACTTGTAACTGTATTGCCCTGTTTATCTTGACCTGTTTCAGCATCAAGCTGTGAGGTAACATTTGTACCATTATCAGTCATTGTTACAGTTGCCTGATAATTATCTGGTACAATATTTATTCTATAATTATCACCTGGTAATACAACTTGTTGACCATCAGGGAATATTCTACCTTCACCAGCAGCAACTGAAGTTATAAAATAGTAGGTAACATCACCAAAAACAAATATTAAACTGTGTTTAGCATCAATATCATTTATGGTATATTCATAATAACCTGCACCGGTTGTAGGTTCAATACTAGTAATCTTCCACTGGAGATTATCATTATTACTATTAGTTGCTTGGTCTTTTCTATATTTAATATCTATAGTATGAGTACCAGCTGGAATAGTATAAGTTAGTGTTTGTACTGCTGAGGTATTATCACTAGAAGCACTACAAGTATGATAAGCACCTGAGTCAGCAGTATAAGTTGTACCTAATGAACCATCTATCTGGCTAAATATACCATAGTCGTATGTAGCCTCAGCATAGTTAATATATGAAATAGTAACCAAGCAAGATGTTTCAAAATTAAAGTTTACAGTACATACTGCAGCACTATTTGATTGACCGTTATTATTAGAAGTATAATAACCAGTAGTACTATTTAAGGGGAATCCATAACTTGCTCCTGATTTCTGTGTTGTTACTGTATATGTATTAGTAGGCATATGACTTACTAACTGATTAGTAATATCAACACCATTATCAAGAGCAAGAGTTAATAGTGGGTCAGAAGGGGTTATTGTAATTGTAGCATCTGTTCCTTCTTCAACTCTTGTCGTACCGGTAACCACTTCACTGCCAATGGATGTTTCAGCATTAATACTTGAAATAGTTAATGAATAGTAAGTTTTTGTAGGGTCTTCTGGGTCTGGAATATATGGACCTGAAGATTCACTTAATACTACCGTATGAGTAGTAGTAACACTAGCAATAGTATAAGTATAATAATAACTAGCAGGAGTAGTATATTCTACATAAACAGTAGCACCGTTAATAGCGCCGCCATAGTAACCTAATCTACAATATAATTGTAAATTTGCTAATTGAGCTAATGTAGGCGTTGTTGTACAAGTTATTGTTTGCGTACTATTTGAAGTACCAATAGATTTAAAGTTTAACTCAGAAGATAATTCAGTACTCCCTGACCTAATCTGAGCACACATATATTCAGAAGATTGTGAGGTTGACTCAGCATGGCCATTTACTCTAGCATAACAACTTGTAATAGTAGCATTACTAGGGATATTATCAAATGATACATCATAAGTGAATACTGCTATTGTTCTGTTACCACCAGAATAATAGTTAGAAGTTGTTTGAGTACCATCATACCCCTTACCAACTATTCCTTGGAAATATGTACCACCAGAACCATTAAATGAACCACTAACTAATGTATAAGTACCGAGTACATTATCTTCTGTATGAGAACCGCCAGTATCGTGGTGATATACTGCACTAGAAGTAACATCAGTGTTATTATCTGTTAAAACATAATCACTAATATCGCTTGTATTAATAATGATTTCAGCAGAATCACCTTGAACAACTTCTTGTGAAGCTGGGCTAACGGTAACTCCAGCAACACTAGAGGTGGCCGTAACTTCATAAGTAGGTAATGTCGAATAAGTAACATTTATTTCAGCACCATATACATAAATATAAGGTCTGCTACTTGAAGTTGATGATAATGGAATTACAATAGAGAAGTTATCACCATAACTCTTTAAAGTACTCCAAGTTAAATCACCAGTAGGAATGGTAATAGTATTAGCTGTAGTACTAATTTCTGTACTTGTTATTGAGTTAGCAATAACATTATTAATATTTGTTGTACTAGCTAATCTTAATCTGTAGTTATCACCAGTTCTCTGATAAGAGTTTTTATAACATCTTATTTTTACTTCAAAGCTTGTTACTGTAGCATTAGATGGAACATCATCAAAGTTAAACCCTCTTAAGAAAATATAATAAGCAGTAGTAGTACTGTTATTTCTACCTCTTAAAGAAGCATAGTTAGAAGTATGGTCGGTGTTATTGTACATATTAGCTTCACCACTATATACAGTAGCGTAGCTAGAGTTACTCGAACTATAAGCACTAGGAATTAATCTAATATTTGCCATTAATTAACCTCCTAGCTCTGGAAATAAATATCACCATTATTACCAAGTGAACCTGATGGAACTGTTGAACCAGTGTAGTATTTTTGTACAATTAATGAACCTTCCAATTTTCTTCCGTCTGCATAAGCAGTTAAACCACTAATAATATCTCCTGCCGTAGCGGTAGCATCTGAAGTATCAAGGCCTGTATATGAACCAGTTACACCAAAGATTTGTACACCAGATTTAATATTTCCGGCTACTAAATCTGAATCACCACTGATTACCTGATTACCAGTTAAATATGTACCAGCACTAATTGTTTGGTCAGAAGTACCTGGAGTAATTGTAGCTGAAGCCTTTGTTGTAACACTAGCGGTTAAACTAACAGTAGCAGTTGAAGCCGTAGCACTAGAAACATAACCTGCACTTACTGTAGGCGTTGTATCAACACTTGTCTTAGTAAGAGTAATTGTATTTGTTCCAGTAGTTACAGTAGCGCTTGATTGTGAAATACTAGAAGGACCTGTAGCTGAACCATTTGCTACAGCACTTATTTTATAATAAGCACCAGCTGAGTTATAACCAGTTGGGATATTAATATATTGGTCAGAAGTTGACCTAGATATTGTAGCCTTTGAAGTATACCCACTTGTTGCACTTGCTGCAGCAGAAGTAGGTAAGGTCATAGTTGTCATTGCACTGATTGTATAGTACTGAGCTGTACTGTTATAACCAGTAGGAATATTTAAATATTGAGTTGAAGTGCTAGGAGCAATTGTAGCCTTAGAAGTACCTGAACTAGTAGAACTAGTTGAACTAGGTAAGGTCATAGAATTCATTGCACTAATTGTATAATACTGGGCAGTTGAATTATACCCGGTAGGAATATTTAAGTATTGTGCAGATGTACTTGGAGTTATTGTAGCTTTAGATGTACCAGAACTGGTAGACGAAGCTGAGCTTGGTAAACTCATACTACTTACACTCTTCGTAGTCTGCGCTGAATAATAGCCAGCCGGAATAGTTACCGTATCTCCACTTGCTGTAGGAGTAGGGTCAACAGTAACACTTGCTGTTAATGCTACCGTTGCAGTACTAGCTGTAGCACTTGCTACGTAACCAGCAGAAACGGTAGGAGTTGTAGTAACTCCTGTTTTTGTGAGTGTTATTGTATTAGTCCCAGTACTAATAGTAGCACTAGAACCTGTTAAGCTTGAAGGGCCTGTAGCAGAACCTGAAGGCATAGCCTCAACTGTAACTGTGCCTAATCCTGTATAACCACTGTCAGCAGTAATTTCCTGTTCGCTAGTTAAAGGAGTTACTGTTTTATTTTGATTATTTATAGAAGCACCAGAATAAGTACCTTCTACTCCAAAAATTGTTATACCTGATTTAATATTACCGGCAACTAAATCTGCATCACCTTCAATAGTCTGTGCACCAGTTAACCACTGATTAGCCGAAATTGTTTGTGCAGTTGTTGTTGGAGTATAAGTTGCTGCTGCTTTTTTTGGTAAATTTGTAATTTCAGCAATTATCTGGTCAAAACTTGTAGAAACATTAGTAGAATAATAACCCTTTGGAACCGCTACATTATGTGATATATAATGATAAGTACCATTAGTATAATAAGACCAGGTAGCACCAGAAACATCAGTACTGCTTCTTCTATCGATACCACTACCTACATAAGTTGATGAAATAGCAGCAACTGTAACCTTGCTTAATCCTGTATAGCCAGTGTCTGGAGTAATCTCTGCTCCTGTTTCATCTGGCGTAAATGATTTAGCCTGATTATTAATTGATGCTCCTGAATATGTTCCTTCAACACCAAAAATAGTAATACCTTGTTTAATATTTCCAGCTACTAAATCAGAGTCTCCAGAAATTGTTTGTGTACCTGTTAAATAAGTACCAGATGAAATTGTCTGGTCTGTAGTTCCAGGTGTATATGTTGTAGCACCTTTTGTGGTAACTGAAGCAGTTAATGCAACAGTTGCGGTACTAGAAGTTGCACTTGATACATAGCCAGCGCTTACAGTTGGAGTAGTTGTTACTCCAGTTTTTGTTAATGTAATTGTATTTGTTCCAGTTGTAACTGTTGCACTAGAAGCACTTAAACTTGATGGTCCAGTTGCAGAACCACTTGATACAGCTTTACTTGCCTGTGTTGAATAATATCCAGCAGGCACTGTTACGGTAGCTCCACTTGCTGATAAATCTGTACTTGACCTTTGAGTAATTCCTGAGCCAACGTATGTACTTGAAATAGCACCAACTACAACAGGTTTATAACCATCAACACTAGAACTATTAAAAGTCTGTTCACTTTCAGTAGGTGTAACTGATAATGTATCAATAACTGGTACGTTACCACTAATAGCTACTTTAACTGTAGCATAGTTGGTAACATCAATATTATCACCATTAGCAGTGATTTCCTTTTTACCACTTACTAATTCACTAGCACTAACAGTAACTGCTGTACCTGTTTTTGTACCACCAGTTATATAACCAGTTGTATTTGTAACTGAAGGAGTAACTGAAATAGAATGATTACTTACAGTTCCCTTTGATGCAGTTGGAGTACCAGCAGAACCTGAAGTAACTGACTTGGTAGCTTGAGTTGAATAATAACCTGCAGGGACAGTAACTGTAGCACCTGAAGCACTTAAATCAGTAGAACTTCTTTGAGTAATTCCGCTACCAACATAAGTACTAGAAATTGCTCCTACTGTTACAGTTCCCAAACCTGTGTAACCAGTATCATAAGTTATTTCTTGTTCGCTTTCGGTTGGAGTTACATCTTTATCTTGATTATTTATAGTTGAACCAGTAGGTACAGCAACATAAGCACTAGCATATTGTGTTACATCATAAGTATTATTTGAAGTAATATTTAATGTACCTTCTGGAATAATATAACTAGAAGGTATAGCATTTACTGTTACAGTACCAAGGCCAGTATAACCAGTGTCATAAGTTACATTTTGAGAAGATTTTGTAGGTGTAACTGTCTTGTCCTGATTATTAATAACAGTTTGACCTGCTGGTAAAGCCAGAATGGCATTAGCCATCTGGCCCGGTTGGTATACAGTATTTGAACCATTTTTAGCTCTTATAGCATCAGCTATATCTTCGTAGTTTATTTCACGAGTATATACGATATCAGGCATTAGTAGTACTCCTCATCAGCATTAGTAGCTTCACCGGTAATTACCATTGTAAAAACTCTACCATCACTACCTTCATCAGCCATTAAAATTATAGGATAACCACTAACGTTATCTTTAATGTTATATACATCACCACTAGGTAATTTAACTTGTGAAATTTCTCCAGCAGTTGTAGGTGTATCAGGCATATAGTACCTCCTTAATTTAGAGGCTTAGCCTCAATTCAAATTTTTATTCGTTGCCTTTAGTAACTGTAATTGAAGTATTATTATCAAGTACTGTCTTAGAATCTCTACTAGTCCAAGCACCTGTAGCAACTGTAACATCACCTGAAGAACCACTTGCAACTGTAATTGTAGGTTGAGTAGCTGTGAATGTAGCATCTGAGCCAATAACTTTATCAGTTGTAAATGTAGCATCAGTACCAACAACAGTATCTGTACCACTTGCTTGGTAAGTTAAGCTTACTACTCCAGTTCCAGCTGTAGCACCTGTTGCCAAAGCTACTGTAGGTTGAGTATTAGTAAAGGTTGAATTAGCACCAATGACATTAGCTGTAGTAAAGGTAGCGCTAGCACCAACAACATTTGCTGTTGAAGGAGTACCTAAATCAGTAACCACAGTAATTGAATCTTCACTATTAGGTAATACTAAAGCTGGAGCACTAGAGCCAACATCAACACCAGTAACTATAGACGAACCAGTACCAGTTGCATCTGTTGCACCAGTAGCAACTGTTGTGGCTGAAGTAGCTTTAATAGGAACAGTTGTAGCTGAAGTAGCTTTAATAGGCACTGTTACATCTGAGAAGTTAACAGTACTTAAACTACTTACACTATAGGTTGTTTGTGTATCTAATTCAACAGAACCGATAATTAATACTTCATCAGCAACACCGATTCTTCTTAAAATATAATCATTAGGAGAAGGAGCAGAAGATTCATCTGCCGGTAATACACTAGCATTAGCATCCATTCTTGTATCAGTACCATCTGCAGTAGTTTGTGAAGCTCTACTTACTGAAGAAGCCGAAGCAGCACTTGCTTTTGAAGCAGTAGTTGTAGTCGATTGTACACCAGTAACTGAAGTTGTACTTGATTGTACACCAGTAACAGTAGTTGTAACTAATTTTTTATCTGAAGTAGCTGTAACTGAAGTTACAAAATCAGCTGTACTTAATGTAGTAGTATCTGGAGTATAACCCGTAACTGCAGCTTTTTGGTCTTTACTATCAAAGCCAGTTACGGCAGCTTTTTGGTCTTTACTATTCCAAGAAGCACCACCACCTGAAGCAGTAGCCTTAACGTTGGTATTACTTAAACCTGTAACTACTGTAGTTTCATCTTTACCATCTCAGCCAGTAACTACCGTAGTTTCATCCTTATTATTCCAGCTAGTTGAACCGCCTGTAGCAGTAGCCTTAATTTTTGTAGTAGTTAAACTAGCTGATGTACCCATTACATTGACTGTTGATTTATTTAATTCAACATCTGTAACTACGTTGCTTAAATCAACCTGAGTATCACCAATCTTTTCCCAAGATTTTGAACCATCGGTACCAACTGGGACATACTCATCGTATACATCAAGAGGACCTTCACTAGTTACTGTTGATGATTTAACTAAATAGAAAGCACCAGCTTGTGCATCATCTGCATCTAATGTACCTATTACTTGTGTACCGTTATAATTAACTACTACACCAGCAGGAATATTAGCTGGAACTGGAGTGCTTGTACCATCTCAGGCGACAATGAAGGAAACACCTCCAGAAATCATCTGTCTGGCGACTGCGTCCTTTATGTCATACACATTACCGGAAGGTAACTTTATTTTACTAATTTCTGGCATATATTATCTCTCCCCTTTAAACCTCATTTGCTCGTTTAACTCTTTCTCTGTCTAATTCATATAACCAGTCTTCTCTGGTAAGAACTAGCATTTCATTTAGAAGGTTGCCTTGTCCTTCACTATCTTCTCATTCATAGTCTTGACCATCATAGAAGCCGTCGATAACATCTATTTTGTTATCCCAAAACGGTCGCTCACCTAAACGTAGGTGTAAATCATAGTCCCGAATATGTTTATTTAAAATATATCTAGTATCTTCATCAACGAAAGGTAAATCACTAAGGTAAGCTTTACCATCACCAATTTTAATACCTGG